CGTTCATTCTTCCGTCAATGGTGGTGGCACTCAGCAAGCACATATGTGGGCAATCCACGGCATTCCGTCCATGACGCTTGAAGGTTTCAAGAATTTCAGCAGTAGTTCTTATTCGGACGATTCCGAAGAGATCGCAAAGATGGTTGCGGATCAGCTTGGATATTATCTCCTGCTTGGTCTGCGGTATTTCAAGGATAATCAGTAATACGCAAAAGAAACCATTAGTCAACAAAGCATAGGGAGGAATGCTTATGGTCGAATACATTGTCAAGTATTGGATTCAGTGGGTCTTGGGGTTGGTAACAACCGGACTCGCAGTTGTCTGCGGACGATTGTCGAAGAAACTGAAGAAGGAGCAGAAGAAAAACCAAGCCATTGAAAACGGCTTGAAAGGTATCCTGCGACTCCAGATCATCGACACCTATGACAAGTGCGTTGCGAGTGGCAGTAAGATAACCCTGTCACGCAAGGATGCCATCGGAGAAGTGTACCGCAGCTACGTTGAACTCTGCGATAACCAGGAAGAAGTCGATGACACCATGAAACAACTGTATGACGAAATTGTCCACATGCCACTAGACAGAAAGGAGAGGTAACATGAAACTTTCAAACAAGGCGTATGACATTCTGAAGTTTTTTTGCACCGTGTTCTGTCCTGCTCTTGGAACACTGATCTTTGCCATCAGTAAGATCTGGTCTTTCCCACCCTATGCCGGGGAGATTGTAGGCACACTGTCTGCCGTTGCGGTATTCATCGGCACTTTGATCGGCATCAGTTCCAAGAACTATTACAATGAACTTGATCCTCCTCAACAGGAGTAACACAGTTATAAAACAGTTATTTTGATTAACGGTGTCAGCGAGAATCCTTATATATCAACGTTTCCAGACGATTCTCTGTTTGACTACGAATCAAAAGGTCGTGGGTTCGAATCCCGCCGGGCTCACTTCCCTCAAACCCAATGATTTCAAGGGTTTGGGGGATTTTTTATGTCCTCTTGCTAGTGCAATTTAGTGCAGTTTAAGGCAGTATAATGCACTCCAAAACAGTTATAAAACAGTTAGTAAACAGTTATGAATCCATCAGAGAAACGGCAGATTCTTCTCGTTTTCTGGACGGGTGGTCATAAATCTGCATGATCATCCGTTCTGAAGAATGTCCACACCAATCGACCATGATCCGGAGATCCACACCTTTGTCTCTGCCTGTGGTCACAAAAGTATGCCGGAGGTCATGTGGACGGAAGGATATCGGATGACCTGCCACAACAGACAGTGTATGCAGATATGATTCCCAGGCACGTTGAAAGGCAGTTTCCGAGCAGATCTCTCCATTGGCATCCGGAAGGACATATTTATCCACATGTTGTAGAAACGGCTTTAAAGGGGCAAATAAGGGCAGTGACCTGTCGGATGACTCATTCTTCGTTCTGCCAACAACAGGTCGGTTATTGACGAATTTTACTGCATTGTGAACGTGAATCCGACCGTCGTGAATATCTGATCTCTTCAGAGCAAGAACTTCACCTCTCCGAAGACCTGCCTTGAGCATAAACATCGCAGCTGCTTGGACTCTGTGCGGAACATTCTCAATTAATTGGATCTCCTCATCAGACAAACAACGGTGTGTGCCTTTCGTTCCCCTGTGCGGTTTGGCTGAGTCTGCCGTCACAGGATTTGTCCGGCAGTATCCGTTGTCGATAGCATACTGAAAGAAGGATTTGTACAGGAACTTCGCCTTGCTGATGTAGGATTGCGATAGTCCGACAAACCCTGTCCATATCTTTTTGATGTCAGCAGATGTGACCGCAGAGACAAGTTTATTTCCGATGGTATCTGTCATCTTCTCCAGGATGGTGGCATACTGATTGTAAGTTCCGTTGCTGACTCCGGCTTTTGCCACAGGCAACCACTGATTCGCCAGGTCGAACACTGTGATCTGTTCCGGACGGTCAATCCCATGTTCGCATTCGTATTTGTAATCGTCCCGTTTCTGCTTTGCTTCTGGATCGGTCTTCCCCCAGAACTGCTTGCCTTTGTACCAATACCTGTATAACCCGTTCGCTTGCTTACTCACGCTTCTTCACCTTCCTGGGATAGAGGATCCTCAGTTCATTTGCCCGTTCCAGGAGTTTATCCTGTCCGGCAGGTGACATCGCACGGAATGCGATCAGCAGTTTATCCTCCATAGATTCTACCGGATTGTGCGGTTCAGTTAATGCACTTTGCCGGATGCCAAAGAATTTACACAGTTTTTCCATTGCATCTGCCCTGGGATATCCTCTGCCCGTTACCCATGCTGATACCGTCTTATAGGAAACCTCCGCATATTTGGCAATGTCAATCTGCCTTGTATGCGATGTTTCGATTAACTCTGTTAAGTTTTTTCGGAAGATTTCTCGATCTGTCATTCTACATATCCTCCCATAAAGTTGCCGAAATCCGCAACGGCAGATCCGTCATTTGGCAATACGGTCTGGTAGAACTCAAAAAAATTCATAATGAACGGCGTGAACTGATTCCGGACGAATCGATTCAACGAAGCAGGAACATCCGTGCTTGGAAGTCTCCGCATAGAAGTCAGTGTCTGGTCGAATACTCCGGTAAGATTTGCGAGAAGGTCTTTCGTAATCCGTAGGCAGGATGCTTCTAAGGCATGGATCAATGGTCTTGGACAAAGCAGATGGTAGGCAAAGCATAGTGCTTCTTCGTTGTTTTCATCACTGTATCCATTGTGCCCCAGGACGATATGCCCCATCTCCCTTGCCAATGCACGTTGCACCATAGCAAACGGCAGGAAACTGTTGTACGCCACGATATATCTTGTGACTCCACCTTCAGTGCTGATGGAAGAAACGGCATCCAGGTTTTTCCCGAAAATCGGGATCATTTCACGATATTTCATTCCGGAAGATTCGCTGACATCTGCGAATGAAACCACAACAACACGATCCATTGCTTCCAATATCGGTAGCGGAGAAATAGGAGCAGTTGTAACAGCGTATTTAATCAGCGTTTCCGTTGCTGCTGTTGCAGCTTTTGTGTAATCTATCATCCGATTTTGCCCTCTGTTTCCTTAAAGAAATCTCCATACATGGCCTTCAATACATTCAATGCTTTTTCTCGGTCTTCCGGTGGCATCTTGTCCATAGCAAGTGATACAAATCGGGCTTCTTCTGTCTGTAATTCAATAGGTAATATCTTTACTACTTTTTCTTTCGGAACATCAAATCCCATCAGCCAATCTATTCCAACTTTATACATATCTGCAATCTGAATCAGAACAGATTTCTTTGGAGATCTTGTTCCTTTTCTCCATGAACTTAATGCCTGTTTTGATACGCCAAGTTCGGTTGCAATAGCTGAATCGCTTCTTGGATCTGAACTAAATAGTTCATTCAGCCGTTCTTGGCTCGTTGCGATCTTCATAATAGTGCCTCCTTTCCAATTGTATTATATCCGAAATTCGGACAGTATGCAACCATAATGTGGACAAAAAACAACAAAATACAAAAATAGTGTCCACAGGGTGTTGACAAATGTGATTTATGGGAGTAATATTCCCATGTACACAAAATGTTGACTAAATCGAATACCACTGAAGCCACTATTTCTTGCGAAAGGAGGATTCAAATGTCGGAAAACAATCTGCGTGGTCGGATTATTTCCATGTATCGTTCCGTTCAGAACTTTGCGCATGTTGTCAATTGGAGCAATCGCAAGGCTTACGACATCGTGAACGGCAGACAGGAAATGACCGGCAAGGATATTGATGTCATGTGCAATGCCCTCAACGTTCAGATTCCGGAAGAAATGCGTAATCTTTTTTTTAAGTGAAAGTCCACAAAATGTTGACTTTGTGAAAGGAGAAGAAAATGGATCAGAAACAATACGAAGTCATGAGTTTGATCATGGCAAAAGGTCGGAAGTTCCTGGATGAGATCTACAAGATCATGTCTGACAACGGGCTACTTGATGAGAAATATGAAGTCCGCTTTGAGGTTTCCAACACGGAAAAAATCGGAATCGGTTGTGACTATCTCAAGGAAGTCGAGATCATGAAAAATTACCGCTTTGAAGACGGTCTAACAAGAGCGAAAAACCGGCTTTCACATTGGGATAAAGACGGGAAAGGATGGGTGGTATGGAATGATCCTTGCGGCGAAAGCGGAACTGTACCGGAAGACGATGGTATCCCCCAGGACACTGACCTCTGCGGAACGGAAAGCGGAGTTTGTGAAACAGGAGAAGCACCGGAACAGAATGCTCCATATTGCAA